GCAAATGGTCAACTAACTCGTCCGTATGGGACGTTTCTGCTTGTTCCACCATACGATGCAGCCAACGGCAGAACTTATGGTGACTCGTATTCGTTGACACAGAATCCCGACACATTCGTTGGGTTGGCTGCACCCAGCATCCGTTCTGGAGATGGAACCGGCGTGGGAAGCCAAAACTGGGATTACGGCTGCTGGTTCTACGGCGACGAAGTTGAGACTTATCACTTGTATCGAGATGCTTCTGGCAATCGCTACAAAGCAGACTCAGGAACATTGTTCGCCCAGCGTCACTTGACATCAGGTATTTCTGGAACGTGGGCGTGGCAACAACACAATCTCAGATTCTCCAACGGTCAAACCGGTGCGTCATTTCTTGGAAACATCATCACAGGTTCAATGAGTGGATCGGACGCTATCCCGACTGGGGCAGGGATCGTTAGCGGTCAAATACCTCTGGATAGTGGTCACCTCAGCAACTTCTCGAACCTAACCGCTAAAGGTTTCGGTATGGTACGAAACGGCTCATCACAATACCGAGTTTGCCGTAACTATCTGCAAGACTTTTCAGCATCGGGAACAATCACTCTTGTATTCAACTGACGGGACGAACGTGAAAAGCAAAAAAGTGTCATCGAAGAAGAAAACTAAATCCAAAGTCAACGAAGCAGGCAACTACACCAAACCTGGTATGCGGAAACAGTTGTTTGAAAAGATCAAGGCTGGCTCAAAGGGAGGCGACCCCGGTGAGTGGTCTGCCCGGAAAGCCCAACTTCTTGCCTCTGAATACAAGAAACGCGGTGGAGGGTATCGAGACTGATGGCGAAAAAAAAATCTCAACAGTCTTTGGATCGTTGGAGTTCGCAAAAATGGCGCACTTCAGACGGCAAACCGTCAAAAGGAAAGAAACGGTATTTGCCAGATCGAGCGTGGGACTCTTTGACTCCCGCAGAAAAAGCGGCCACCAATCGGGCCAAAGCCAAAGGCAACAAAAGTGGCAAACAGTTTGTTGCTCAACCCAAAAAAATTGCGGCCAAAACAAAACGATTTCGATAAAGGAACTGTGGAATGAACAGGAAGTACACAGGATTTGACGGCAACGCCGCAGGGAAACGTGCGGGCCTCGAAAAGTTTGTTGAGTTGACTGTCCGACATTTCAACAATGGGGTGTGGAACAACGGAACGTGGGCTGTTCGTAACATGAAAAACGCCAATCTTGATAAACCTCGCCCGTCTGTTCACGGGACAGGTCGTGCGGCTGATTTGTCGTGGAGGCGCAAAGACAGCGGCAAAGGTTTCGGCCACTATTTTGAGGCTTGCCCTGTCCTAGATTTTTGGGTGGCCAATGCCGAACTGTTTTTGATAGAGGCAATTCACGACTATTGGCCCGTTCCGCACGGGCGCGGTTGGCGTTGCGACCGCGCAAAATGGACAAGTTACAAGAAGCCGTCTATCGGATCGGCTCCAAACGGAGATTGGTTTCACGTCGAGATCGCCCCCACTCATGCGGATAATCCTGCCTACTACGAGCAGGCGTTTGCAGGTTTGGGCGGTGCGCCGATGCCGGTTACACAGCCCGCTGTTGTTGCGGGTGGCAGTCTGACTTTCAAATATCCTGGCTTTCCTATAAAAATTGGAAGCAAAGGTACGGAAGTGAACCTTGTTCAAGCTGTTGTCGGAGCGGTGATTGACGGGAATTTCGGTGCAAAAACGAATCTTCTGGTGAAAGAATGGCAGAAGAAAAATAATTTGAAACCTGATGGCATTATTGGCCCTGTGACGTGGGCAAAAATGTTTGGTCAGAGGTAACGACATGGCCCCGAATCGTTCGATCTACGAAACCGACGAACAGCACGCCGCCTTCCTCCGCGTCGGCGGCGTTACTCTTCACCATGGCGACTGTCGGACGGTTATCGCCGGACTACCGGACGCGAGCATCGACTCGATTGTCACCGATCCGCCGTATGAACTCGGGTTCATGGGCAAACGATGGGATGTGAGCGGTATCGCTTACGATGTCGGGCTGTGGCGTGAATGTTTGCGTGTGTTGAAGCCCGGAGGTCATCTCCTCGCGTTCGGTGGCACACGCACCTACCATCGGATGACGGTCGCGATCGAGGACGCAGGTTTCGAGATTCGTGATTCGATCAACTGGATTTATGGGTCAGGGTTCCCGAAATCGCTGGATGTGTCGAAGGCGATTGACAAGGCGGCAGGTGCCGTCGGTGCCATCGTTGGCGAGAAGCGTTTTGGCAAGACCAGCACAGGGCAGGGTTCTGGGTGGAATCCGAACGCGGTTGCCGCTTCTGGTCGGCAAGAAGTTCGCGCACCCGCGACCGACTCCGCAAGAAAGTGGGAGGGCTGGGGTACTGCGCTGAAGCCCGCGCACGAACCGATCGTGGTCGCTCGGAAGCCGTTGATCGGCACCGTCGCCGCGAACGTGCTGACGCATGGTACGGGTGCGCTCAACATTGACGGGTGTCGGGTAGCGGCGGGGGATCGATTTGGTGGAGGAGCAAAAGCAACTAGCGGATTTGTGGACGGGTACGAGCATGACGGGTGGACTGCCGGATCAGAGCAGGGTCGCTGGCCTGCGAACGTCATCCATGACGGTAGTGACGAGGTGGTCGGACACTTTCCGAACACGGCCCCCAGCGTTTCAGCCGCAAGGTTCTTTACGTCGACCCCATACACGGAGGGAGATGAAGCGTCGTTCCTCTACTGCTCAAAGGCAGGCACCGAAGAACGCAACGCCGGACTCGACCACCTCAACGAACGGTCAGCAGGCATCAAGAACAGTAGCGGGCGTGGCTTCTCAGAGACCGATCCCCATCGTGAGATCAAGGCCCGCAACTTCCACCCGACGGTGAAGCCGCTCGCCCTGATGCGTTGGCTGATCCGGCTCGTCACCCCTCCCGGCGGCACCGTTCTCGAACCTTTCGCCGGAAGCGGCACCACCCTTACTGCCGCCGTTCTCGAACGGGTGAACGCCGTCGGTATCGAACTCACCGCCGACTATCTGCCGATCATCGAAGGCCGTATCCGCTGGGCAATCGAACACGCGGCTCCGGGATCGTCACCGAAACCCCGCCAGACCCGTCTATTTTGACATCTGACAGCCTCTAAACACCCGGCCCTACCCCAGCCCCATCTGACGGGTTAGACGCTCTCACAGACGAAATAATCAATATTGTGGATTTGGGAGCCGGTTCAGGATGACCACTAAAATGTTGTACACTACAACAATGGCGAATCATCTGAATACACGATTAGCACTCATCGTCGTCGCAACGTTCGCCCCTTTCCTGACAACCTGCACCGACAAATATAGGAACCCTGATGACCCCCGTAAACAACAATCGCCGCCGGCAACGACTCAACCCCTCTGAAATCGAAGCTCGAATCAGAGCCATTCTGATACTGACCCTGGCGGGTGTTCTTGGCCTCACCGTCTTGGGGATGCTCTATTCGCTCATTTTTGTCTATCAGCCGGAAGAGGCCGCCCCACTTGACATGATGTTCATGGACGTTCTGTCGCCGCTGTCGTTCTCGATTGGCGGTGCGCTCACCGGGCTGGCCGCAGGAGGCGCAGCAAAGAAAATTGCCAACCGCGACGAAGACGAATGATCGCATGGAAGCGGTCATCGTCCCTATCGCCATAGCGATCATCGGCGGCCCGATGATGTGGTTGTTACACCGCTTGGATCGCCGCAACACCGATCAACACGACCAGTCAATGAAAATTCTTACTGAGGTTCGTGATGACATAAAAATTGTCAATCGTCGGCTCAACAAGCATATAGACTGGCACGCCGAAAAAGAATAAATACCCTGCTTACAAGGGTTTTATGTGAAAGATGCTTGACAATAATGGTCTGTGTTTGTCAAATGGTGCCTGAAATCAAACGTTATTTGACTAGAATTGTGCCAACAGGCAAAAAAGATGAACAAAAACTGTTGTTGCTAATCAACCGATTGGAGTGTTGTGCATCTTGCCAAAAGTTTAGCGATTCCACCGGAGATGACAGCGCGGTCTAAATGTCCTATCGCAATTTTGCAACGATCACTCGACGAACAAGACCGGAAAGCATTGTTCGACACGATGTCAAAAATACAATTAGTTGATCCGTTAGTACGCAGAAACGGGAAAAACCCGTACACAATCGTGTGGTTATGCACAAAGTTGAATGAAAACGGTTACAACATTCACAGAAAAGCTTTAGGCCGTCACATCAACGGGAAATGCGCTTGTGGCACTCTCTGAAGATTTAGTTGCCGGCCCGAATCCGAATCGCAAGGAAACCCTTGGCAAACTTGCTGACCTTCTTGATCGGCAAGGCATTTCAGTTGATGAAATCGGTCGTGTCAACCGGGTGTCGATCTATCAATCGCTCACAAAAAACGACGATGGAGAAGCCGAAATCCACGATCTGATGGGAATTCAATTTTCCCCATCATGGGAATCCGGCCCCCAATGGCCAGTCATCGAGCGCGGCAAACACACCATCGGATCGATACGACTTCCGAAACCGGTCGCCCACCCCGAAGGCTACGAAACCGCCGTCATTCTTCCCGACATCCAATTCGGCTACTACCGTGATATTACCGGCGACCTTGAACCCACACACGACGAGAAAGCGATTGAAACAGCCCTTGCTGTCATCACCCGAATCCAACCAAATGCCATAGTGTGTGTAGGCGACAACCTCGATCTTCCTGAACTGGGCAAATATCGTCTATCCCCGGCGTTTCAACAAACAACCCAAGCATCCATTGACCGCGCCACCACATTCGCCGCCACTTTGAGGCTATGCGCCCCAGACGCAGACATCGTGTGGATTGCCGGCAACCACGAAGAAAGATTGGTGAACTATGTATTGGACAACGCAAAAGCAGCGTTCGGACTTCGAAAAGGCAATACACCGAATGATTGGCCGGTTCTTTCTGTTCCTTACCTTTGTCGTTTCGATGAGTATAGGATTCGGTATTTGGCTGGCTACCCCGCGTCGAGCTACTGGATCAACCAGCGGCTTCGCGTCATCCACGGCGACAAAGTACGCAGTAACGGA